GTATGGACTGTTGATTACATCTCCACCTTCGATTGCGCCGTATCCTAAGATAGCTCTTGCCTCGTTGAATGTTAATCCAACCTGAGTACGGAGTTCTAGTAACTCTAGCGCTTCTTTCTCTGTAGCGGCGTCCCCACCTACGAATTGGAATAGATACTCATCACCGAACTGTTTTACGATGTACTTGTTAATTGTATCTTCGATGAATTTAAGTAACGGCTCTAGACCTTTATCACGAGATATACGGTTCTTCTCTTTGGCAGACGTTTCATTTAATGAGCTACCTGATGAACCTGTGGCTCCTCCTCGGTTAGGGAAGTTAATCTCTGATGGGTCAATTGCGAAAATACTACACATAACGTTGATAAGGTAGTTTAACCATCTCTCAAATTCCATATCCTTAGATGATTGTGTCATATTGATAAAGTTTACATCTTCAGCAGATACAACTGGAATCTTCCAAGCTCCGTTTACACCAGAGAACATTGATTGCCACTCTCGACGGAATGATTGCAACGCAGAACGTGATTGTTCTTGTCCGGTCTTAATGTGTAATAAGCCTCTTGTCGTACCGCCCTGAGCGAAGTAACGAGCATTGAATAGTTCGGTATTCTCATGATACTGAAGATGCTGTAAGCATATCTCAAGCTCGCTATAACCGTATTTACCAACTGTGATATCTGTACGAGGATTGTGAACCTCCCACGCCATCTCGTTAGATTTAAAAGATGCTACCTTCTGGTTATCAATCATCTGTACGTATTTATATGCGTCTTTACCTTTTGGTAGTTTACCATTAGAGTCTACTGCTGTAAAAATTGTTGATGCATCTCGAGCAGCAAACCTAGCTAGTTGTTTCTCTTTATTATAAATAAGTTCAAAGTTAATTTTATCGTATATTAGTCTATCGCGAGTAATCTTTTTAATGAACGTCCTAAACGTGTCTCTCGTCAAGTCTCCGTTATCTACGCCAGTGTACTCTAGGAAAGTCTCAATCTCTTTAATCTTCGCTTCCTCCGCCTTGCTAGGGTTCTTTAACGGGTCCTTAAGTCGAACCTCATATCCGACACCTTTAGTTGAGTACCGCGATGGAGTACAGAACATTGATACTTGATTGACACGTGTGTTTATGATAGCGTTGACTATAATATTCTTTCTGGACCATAACTTAAGCGTATCTAATAATCTATAATCCCCATCTCTTGATGGTGCTTCTTTATAATCTGGATTAACTGACATGGATGCGAGATACGGTTCCTCATAACCTTTTGTTCTACCTATATCTTTTTTGTCTCCAGATTTAGATACTACTTCTTGCTCTAGTCCGTTAATCATGACTGAGAAGTCACCCATGTCTTCTGGATTTAGAATATCCAGCTTTGACAGTGTGGTTGGTTTCTTCTTTCTAAACCACTTAAACGGATTCATTTATTCTCCACCTTTACTTTTATTCGCTACTAAATATTTTCCTAGCGTTCTTTACTTCATAGTAATCGGATAAAACAACTTCCCCTAAACTATCTTTTAGCTTCACTTTTGTATCATCTTCGTCCGACAATCCTAAAAGTGTATATCGGTTATTTTCTAGGAATATATAAACAGTGACTTGTGTACCACCTAATAGTTTATAGTACGTAACTACTTCAATCCAAGAATAACCTCGAGATAATAAAGTTTTAGCTGTTTTCCATTTTGCATCAGTTACATGAATTGACAAATGGTTACACCTCTATCTTGTATAATATAATGGTTACTCGTATGTATTAATTATAACACTATTCTATGTTATTACCTATTTGTGGACATAAAAAAACCCTACTATAGTTACCGAACTAGTAGTAGGGAAAAAATAACCAGAGGGGGTGTTTCATGAGTACCGAAGTAATCATAAACGTTCAAACAATAAAAGGGGTTGAACAAACATGTTACCGCATACTTGTTCGAAAGGGTGTATAACAAACAAAAGAAAAAATAATGATATCCGTTCAGTCGGAGGAGAGAACATTGATATCTAGGGTTGTAAGGGGGAGCAACCCTTACAATATCTATATACCACTATCTTAATGAAAAGTCAATACACATTTAAAATATTTTATTTATATTTGACAAAGGTGAATTGCTTATATAAAATTAAAACATACAGCTGAACCGGATGTTTATGTTTTACGAATTTCTCTATATATTATATTGTTAAATATATATTATTAATAATTAATTAGTTATTATATATTATTAAAC